CCCTTGCTCATGGGGCCGATGGTGGGGATTTGCAGTTTTTTGTCTGCGGTATCGGCAGCGGGCACAACAACGCTGTGTTCGCCCTTGTTGAACTGGTATTCCTTGCCGGTGGCAAGGGTATAATCAGCGTCAAGCCATGTAAGCGGGTTGGTGCGTTTTCCGTTGAGGATAACCTCGAAATGCAGGTGCGCGCCGTATACGTTGCCGGTCGTGCCGCTGTAACCGATGATCTCACCCTCTTTGACCCGCTGGCCGTACTTGACGCAATAGTTGGACAGGTGTGCGTACCGCGTCTGCAAGGTCTTTCTCTTGTAGGGCGCGTGTTTGATTCTCACCATGTTGCCATAGCTCTGCATACCTGTTTTTGTGTGCCCATCCCAGTTTTGCGTCTGATCGACCGTGCCGTCCTCGGCGGCATAGACCGGGCGGATATACATACCTTTGATCTGGGTACGCAGATCAACCGCTTGATGCAGGGAGCCGTCATTGTAATACCAGCCCTGTGTCAGCACATGAATGTCAAGCGGCCAGTGCAGCAGAACTTCACCGTTGGAAAGTCGCATTGTTTTTTACCCCCATTTCCGGGTTCGTAGTTTGGAATATGCCGATTGCATATTCAAATTCCAAATCAGCCAGCGCGCGGCGCTGGCCGCCTGTGCAGCTGTCCTTGCGTTCAGCAAGGGAAAGTGCTTCATCGGCAAGATCAAGCGCTGCGCGGGCTATCTCTCGCGCCGTCATAGGCTTCACCGTCCTTGTTGGCAGATTCACGCGCCGCTTTTGCGGCAAGCGCCTCTGCCCAGATTTTACGGACGATTCCAAAGGCATCGGCATGGCTTGCGTGTCCTGTCCAGCTGGTAAGCTGTTCTTGCAGTTGGTTCCAGCTGACCTCACCAGCGGCATACCGGCGGATACGTCGGCGGCAGCGGGTTATGCTGTCCTTGCGTATCAGCCGGTAATCGTGGAAATGCCGATACCCTACATAATCAATTCCGTGCATTGGTTTGTAAATCTTTGTTTTGGGGTTCAATTCAAGGCGCAGTTCAGTGTGTAGGAACTCGGTGATCTTTTCCAGCTGTTCAACCAGTTCGAGGCGGCTGCGCGCCAAAATGACGAAATCGTCCATGTAGCGCATATACCATTTTGCGCACAGGGTTTCTTTCACGAAACGATCAAGCGGCGTCAGGTACATACCGCCAAACAGCTGACTTGTCAGGTTACCCACAGGTACGCCGACAGGATCGCCGGTGCCGTTGTGATCTACGATGCAGTCCAGCAGGGCAAGCACGCGCCGGTCTTTGATTTCTTTGCGGTATTGCCACTTTAGTACGTCGTGGGACATACTCGCAAAATAGCTGTGAATATCGCCCTTTAGCACCCACACATTGCCGTCCCATTCCCTGTACAGGCGGTAATACCAGCGTGACAGGTCATGACTTGCTTTGTGCGCACCGCGCCCATCAATGCAGGCATAGGAATGGGCGTAGAACCCGCGTTCAATGATCGGGCGAATGACATTGCAGAGGGCGTGCTGGGCAACTCGGTCTTTGAATGGCAGGGCGCGAATGATTCTTTCTTTCGGCTCGTAGATGGTGAAAGACCGATAAGGTTGCGGGTGGTATGTACACATCTTGAAATCTTCCTGCAATTCCAAAAGATTTTCCGACAGGCGGGCGGTGTAGGCAAGTACCTCGGTGCGGTATCGTTTGTTTTTGCGTGCCTTTCGGTATGCTTTCAGCAGATTTTCATAGGTGTAAATTTGATCGTAAATGTTATTGATGCGTTTGTGCCCCATAAGGCAACACGGCTCCATCTTTTGCATGGGCTACTTGCGGCAGCCGTCCTTTTTGATGTTTGCCGGGTATTGCCCCGAACGGGCCGAATCCTCTGACTTCTTGAAAAGTCTGTCGGTAAAGCCTTGACCGTACCAATCTGCCCCGCGTAATAATAGAAGTCACAGGCCCCGCGCACGCCCACATTGGTGTTGACGTTCCAAGGGTAATTGTTGCAATTCACAGTGCGGGCACCACAGTGGGCACCGTTGTTCCAGTTGCCGCCAGCAATCAGGGCGTGGAGGGAAAATAAGGGTTCAGCCCATGGTTATGATCTTGCGTTGATGGCTTTGATAAGCCCGCCAACTCTGCCGCCAATCTCCGCCAGCTTGCGCCCGATCACTTCGTAGCGGTGGGCGTTGCAATATTTCAGGTCGTAGCCGAGGTGGAAGTAGGTGCGCAGCATATCCAGTTCCCGGTCAATGGCATAAGCATGGCTTTTCTTCGTGCTGGATTTGCGCAAGGCAACACATTCCTCCAGCATCGTGAAAATGCAATTCTTAATCCTGTTGGTAAGGGCGAATTTCTCCGCTTTAGGCCAATTGTTCAAGATCGGGTAGATGTACAGTGCAAAATCATAAATTAGTTGTTCTGTTTCAAGTGGATTCATAGTTTTTCACAAGCCCCGCTTTCGCGGGGCAAGACGGTCAAACAGCGTCACAGGCCCCGCGCACGCCCACATTGGCGCTGACGTCCCAAGGGTAATTGTCGCAATACACAGTGCGGGCACCACAGTGGGCACCGTCGTTCCAGTCGCCGCCAGCAATCAGGGCGTGGAGGGCGGTATCGGACGGCATATAAATCTGACCGTAGCCGGGTACGACGTCGTACCAGTTCCAGCTGCTTGCGTTGGGGTCAAGGCAAAGTTCGTCCAGCCATTCCCACACGTTACCCGCGCAGTCACGCAGACCCAGCAGGCTTGTTGCGTTGGCTACATAGCCGGTCAGCTGCCGCGCCGTGTTGCTGGTAGCCGTCCAGCCGTTTGCGTTGCTGGCATCAAGCCCCTGCGGGCTTCCCTCGGCACCCTTGCACCACTCGCCGTAAGATGGCATACGCTTACCCACGCGGCGCAGGCGTTCCTGCGCAATGTACCAGTTCAGCCCCTCGGTGCCGGTAATGGGCGTGGCGTTGTACTTACTCAACAGACCGCCGTTTGCATCGTCGCTGTTGATATAGATGTCAAGCCATGTGCCGCCGCCGATGTAAACCATAGCCTCCGGGCTGCAAGCCGGCCGCCAAAGCAGCGTCCACACGGACGCGGGCACAATGCCGTCATAGACGTTGGACGCGGACAGCGATTTGCGGCATTTGCCAAAGTGGAATCCGCCGATCTTGCGGCTGGTATCGGCATTGTAGCCGGAGGGGTAGGTGCTGTTTTTGGAAATAATGTAGATTTCATCTGCATCGCTGCCGGGGTCGCACAGATACACATAGTAGTCCGAACCGACGGTAAAAGTGCCGCTGTCGAGGTTTGCCTCGGTCAGCACAGTGTTCTGCGTCCGAAACACACCGCCGCCGGTCAGGGCAAAAACGCAGTCGGCAAATACCGTGATCTGTTTTGCGGCGTTTGCGTCGAGGTACTTTTTGACCGGGGCAACCACATCGGACAGCGCGCCGAATACCTTGCAATTCAGCAGGGCGCGTTTGTCGGTAAGACTATCCACAAGAAAACGGCTCATAAACTCATCACCACACCTTTAATATTTTTCAGTTCGGCAGCGGTCAGCCCCATGCGCTGTGCGGCGGTGCTGGGTGCCGGAATCAGCAGGGTTTCGGTATCAGACGGCAGCGCCTTTGCAAGCGTCACCGCAGTTTTTGTCAGCTGCTTTGTGCCGGTGGCGTCATCTTCTTCGATATGCTCCACGGCGGTGATCTTGGCACCGTTGCCGGTGGTCTGACCGGCGGCAGCTTCGGCGCAGTAACCAATCGTTACCGTCGTACCGTCAACGCCCAGAATCGGGCAATGCAGGTACGCGCCCGCTTCAATCTGTTCGATAGCGGCGGCAAGCTCGCTGACAGGGAATGCGGGCGGCGTTGCCTGCGCCATGGCAAGGCAGTTCAAGAGGTCTGCCTTGGTTGCAATGGTTTTCGGAAATCCTTTCATGCTATATAGCCTCCTTTATGTCGGCTGACAGTGGGTAAAGCCGTTGTAGCAATGCCCCACAAAGCCCTCTTTGCGTACATCTTCCCGCAAGATCGCGTCAATCTGTTCCTGCTGTTTGTCAATTTGCAGTTGCAGATTTCCGGCGGCGTCCTCGGTCAGCTGATCTTTCATGTGGGCAAACCACTTTGCAAATTCGCTTTCAAAAGCCTCCTGATCTGCAAGCGCGGTGTCGGACAGTTCGCTGAACCACGTTTCGTACTGTTTCTGCATCACGGTCAGGTCGATGCCCTTGAATTTGCAGTACACATACCCGCACAGGTCAGAATCAGCGCGCTTGTCGGTAATCATGCTGGAGGTGATCGCGGCAGCACCGGCAGGAACGCGGACATAGTACAGGCACAGATCGTATGTTTCGGCGTCACGAATATAAGCGGGGGCAACCGGCGTAATGGCAGGCGTACCAGCCACTACCATTGCGTGAATATCCCGCGTGTTTACATCGCGCCGAACAACAACCGTGTCAATACGGTCAAGCGCGCCGTCGGCATAGCCGAACGTAAGCACAAGCGGGCCGTCGTTCTTGTAGTGGTAGCCGTTCACAATAGCCCAGCCCTCGCCCAGCTGCGCGGTCATGCCGCCCGCCGGGGTAAGGGTCAGATCACCTTGCTGGCACACGCCGGAATGGAACAGAATATCCGTTGTGGCGGCGGTATCAGCGGTGGTATATTTTCTGTCCCCATTGTGCGAGGGGAAGAATCCACTCCATTCACCCATTTATAAATCCTCCAAATCTAAGGTTTCGGATTTTGTTTTGCCTGTGACCGGGTAGACGGTAACGCCGCCGTTTTCGTAGGTTTCCTCAACTTCGGTCACGCGCTCGGTCAGGGTCTTGCCGATGGTGGAATCGCCGGTGGTTACTTTGTCGCCTAAATCCCAATCCTCGGTGTAGACAAAATTTTCAACGTCGGTCTCCGTGCCGGTGAAGTTCTCGGTCTTGATGTGGTCGAACAGCGCCCAGCCGCATTGTGTTTTCAGTTCGTCGCGGTATGCCGAATCAGTCTTGCCGTCCGGGGTCACGCTGGAGGCATCAACATAGCACACCCGCTTGCGGCCGCCTTTGGAACGGTCAATGGAAACAATGGTGCCGTCGCTGCCGCGCGCATACGCAACATTGCAATAGTCGGATTCATCAAGGCTGTATTCGGCGTCGATGAAGTTCTGAAATTCATCCGTGAAATAGACGACCGGGTTGTCCGTCTGCTCGGCGCTGTGGTCTGCGCCCTCGTACACCTGAAACGTGAATTTTTGTTCCGTGCTGTACAGCAGACGAAAGCCCAGGCCGTATGCTTTGGCAACGGCGGTCATTGCTTTCAGCGTGTTTTTGAAATCCAGCTGTATTGTGATGGCGTCGCCTGTGGGCAGGTCGGCGCGGTCAACAACCAGTTCAGGCACAGAATCGCGGGCATCTTCGGCAAGCTGGCACAGGATTTCAGCCGGGGTGCCGGTGTAGCTTTTCAAGCCGATTACAAGCGCCATGCCGAAATAGATGGACAGCATACGCGCCGACACGGTAAGTTCGTAGCCCTTGATGTCAATGCCCATCACGCGGGCAGATTCCTTGCGGTCAACCCGGCGCAGAATGACACCGGGCTGCAACAGGGCTATGTTTTCCTCGGTGGCGTACAGGTGCAGTTCTACCTCGCCCGGTTCCCAATAACGCCGACGCCAGCGCAGGGAGGAAAACAGGTCAATCACGCCCAGAAATTCACCGCTTTCGGCAAACACATATAATTCCATAAGCTATACACCCCAATAGGCGGGCGTACTGGAAACAACAACCTCCAGATTGCCGATGCCGCTTCCCGCGTCATAGCGGAATACGTTGTCGCCGGGTTCCGCTTGCAGCCATGTGGAGCCGTACACCCACAGATTATTTGCGCTTTTTTCAACGCCGTTTTGTTTCAGCTTTACCCGCTTGTTTTTCAACCCTGTTGTTACGGTCAGCACATCACCCGCGTGCATTTCACACAGGATTTTGAACCCCTTTTGGCGCTTGACTTCAAACAGGCTGGGGTTGTATACGGTGCCGGTCGCCTTGAATTTCACGGTCAGCCCGCGCGTAACATTACTGCTGTTTTCAATGGTGACAACGAGGTTGGTGCGCTTAGTCGTCATTTCAAAGGGTTCATCGGGTATTTCCATCACATCGTCCGGCCACTCGATAAGCCCCTCCCATGTAGCCATTTCCACGCGCTCATCGGTAATATCCTTGAATTGCGGGTCGGGGCACATAAGGCTGATCGTTGCCTTGCGCTGCTGGCCGGTAGGGTCAACATCTACAAATTCGGGCACATAGTCGATCTTGCGGGTGACGTCGCCGTCAGTAACGTACAGGGTGCCGGTTTCGCGCGGGAGGAAAAAGCTGTACAGCCTTTCCCGCATAGCGCGGTGGTTGTCCTTAATCCAGCAGTAGATCACAATGTTCCGCTTGGCGGCGGTGCTGGATTTATAAATTTCGCCGTCCTGACCGCTGCCTTTTTCGGTTTCAACCTCAAATTCGGATTTTGTAAGGCCGTCCACGTCGTCCAACCACAGCGGCCAGCGGTAGCCGATGACGATACTTTCCCCGCCGCGCTTGCAGGTCAGCAGGAAATTTCGCATAAAATCACCCCTTTAACTTGGCAAGCAGATCGCGGGTTGCAAAGCGGGTCTGCCGCGCGGTTTCGCCGGGCGACAGCGCTTGCGGGCTGGTTATGTTGACAGTCTGGTTCATGGTGGTGTTGTTGGTAACTGCCCCTGCGCCTGCGCCTGCGGTGGCAAGCGGCGAACCGTTTACCATAACCGCCATGCCAGCGGTGATACCGTCGAGGGTCTTTTGCAGGTACGGCATAGCGCCGCGCATGGCGTCGGCGTAGCCGTGGATAAAATCAACCGGCCACTTCTCGTAATCGCGCAAGGGGCCTTCGTCCGGGCGGGAAAAGTGCAGCATACTACGGATGTTTTCGGCAATGCCGCGCACCTTTTCCACCACAGCGTTTGCGGCGGACGTGATACCGCTCGCCAAACCGTTGATGAAGTCAGAACCCCATTGCACAGCCTGCGCGGGCAGTGCCTTGATGTAAGTGATTGCCTGTGTAATACAGCTGACGGCGGCATTGTAGACCGCCCCGGCAACGCTGGTAATGCCGTTGGCAAGGGCATTGAACATACTGCTGCCGATGCTCGCAAGCGTACCGGGCAACCCACGGAAAAAGCCTAAAATGCCATTCCAGATGGATTGTACGGTGTTGCTGATACCTTGGCACACGCTGCTGACGATAGACAGCAGCCCATTCCACGCGGCGGAAACCGCGCCGGAAATTGCCGACATCGCCCCGCTGATAAACGCCTTGATGCCGTTCCAAATCGCTTGTACGGTGCTGCTGATCGCGCTGCAAACCGTGCTGATTGTAGACAGCAGACCATTCCATGCGGCGGAGACTGCGCTGACAATGGCATTTGCAACGCCACTGACAACTGCCTTTATGCCGTTCCAAATGCCGGAAACAGCGTTGGACAACGCCGACAGGATATTGGAAACATCGCTTTTCAGGGCGGTAAAATCGCCGGTGACTAAATCGCAGATCACCAACACGACGCCCAGCACAAGAGTTTTGATGTAGTTCCAGACGTTAGAAAAAATCTCTTTGATGCCGTTAAAGGCGGTCGTCACACCGCCGCCGATGGTGCCCCACACCGCTTGCAGATTGCTGGCGATAGCGGAAACAATTCCACTGACAACGGCTTGAATTGCGCCCCACACGGCAGAGAAAACAGCCTGAATTGCACTAAGCGCCGTGGAGACAGCGCCGGTAATGCCAGCCCATGCCGCTTGCAGACCGCTGGCGATGGCAGAAACAACGGTGCTGACCGTTGTTTGTATCGCGTTCCACGCGGCGGAAAATCCAGCCTGCATACCGGCAAGAAACCCCTGTATGCCGCTGATTGCGCTGGAAACAACGCTTTTGATGGCTTCCCACAGTCCTATCCAGAAATTGCGGAAAGCCTCGCTTTTGTTCCACAGGGTTACAAATGCCACTACCAGTGCCGCAATGCCTGCCACAATCAGCACAACGGGATTTGCGCCAGATAGCAGACCAAACAGCCCGGAAATAGCGCCCTTTACTTTGCCGACGGTGGAGACAATCTCCGGCGCGGCTTTCAGCACACTTCCCACGCTCGACACCAACTTGCCGATGAACAGCAAGACCGGCGACAGCGCGGCAATGATACCGCCCACGGTCAAGATCACTTTTTGGGTGGATTCGTCCAGCCCGCTGAATTTCTGCACAAGCCCGGAAATGCCCTCGATGATCTGCGTGATAACCGGCAACAGGTTATCCATCAGGTCAATCGCGTTGTTTTTCAGTTCGTTCAGCGCTTTTGCAAATTTCTGGCTGGTGGTGTTCGTCACCTTTGCAAAGGCGGTGTCGGTGGCACCGGCGCTTTGCTCCATCGTCTGCAAAATTTCGTTGTAGTCGCTGCCGCTGTTGCGCGCAAGCACCATGGCGGCGGAACCGCCCTCCACACTGCTGAACATATCTTTCAGGGTCTTGCCGTCCTTGGCGGCGGCATCAGAAAGCATATTCAGAATGTCGGAGGTGGAATTGCCCTCGGCTTTCAGGTCTGCAAAGCCCTTGCCGGTCAGTTCCCGCAAGGTGGTATCAGTAGTGCTGCCGGACTTGGTAAGTTCGTTCAGCATGGATTTTAAGTAAGTGCCGGATTCCGCGGTGGCAATACCGTTCTTGGTAAGCAGGGCGTAGGCAGACGAAAGTTCGGTCATGTCGTAGTTGGCCGCAGCGGCCACGGGAATGACTTTGCCCATGCTGGACGCAAGTTCGTCAACGGTGGTTTTGCCCAAATTCTGCGTGGTAATCAGCAAATCGCTGATCTTGGTTGCATCCTCTGCTTTCAGCTGATAGCCATTGATGGCTGTTGTCATCACGTCCACGGCTTTTGCGGTATCGGTAAAGCCGCCCTTTGCCAGCTTGACAGCGGAGGTCGTAAAATCTACGGCATCGCCCGCGTCCACGCTGGCGGAAATGGCGCTGTACACAGCCTCGGAAAAGTCGTTGACAGACACGCCGGTTTCGCTGCTGGCCGCCATGATGTCAGCCTTGTACGCATCAAAATCCGTGCTGGATTCGTCCAACAGGGTACTGACCTTGGCAAAGGCATCTTCAAAGTCTGCCGCCAGCTTTACACCGGCAACGCCTGCGCCCGCCACAGCAGCGGACACCGGCGCAAAAGCCTTGCCTACGCCGCTAATACCGTCTCCGATAGTCTGCATTTTATCGCCGACGACAGCCAGCTTTTGTGCTGCCACATTGGATTTTCCAAAAGCATCGGTAAGGTTATCAATGCGCAGTTTGGTTTCTTCGATTTCGCGGCACAGTTTGCGGTATTCCTCTTGGTTGATTTTGGTGCCGTTCTTCATTTCATCGTCGGCAGCCTTTTTTGCTTGCTGTAATGCCGCTAATTTGTCCTTGCTGGCAGATATTTGTTTGCCTAAAAGTTCCTGCTTTTGGGCAAGAATCGTGGTATTTCCGGGGTCAAGTTTAAGTAGGCGGGTTACATCTTTGAGTTCACTCTTTACTGCGCCGATAGGCTTGTTCAGTTTTGTAAGCCCTTTTTCAAGACCCACTGTATTTCCGTCAATTTCAAGGGTCAAGCCCTTTACTTTGGCAGCCAAAATGGAGCCGCCTCCTTTCCGTAAGCGGCTCCATTCAGCCCTTAGTACAGACCATTTACTGCACCGTTATCCAAAGAATTTGTTGATGTCTGCCTGTGTAGCCTTGATAGGCCACTTGTAGTCGTCGTTTTCACGTTCAATAGCCATATCGTTTACCATGCCCACAGTCAGCAGGTCAAGATCGCGCAGGGAAATCCCCATCTGACAACACCGCAGCATAAACAGCGGTGTTGTCATTTCGCGGGTCGTCATCCGTGTTTTTTTTTCGGGGTTGCGGTGGTAAGCGTGTTCAGGTTCCACAGTTCAAGGATCTCCGGCAGAACTTGGTAAATGTCGAAAATCTCAAACTGTTCCAGCCATTCCTCCACGCTGCCGGGTACGGCGTCCTTGTCCGCGTGCTTTGCCATGATGTAGGCAACGCTTTCAAACAGCCCCAGATCAGTTGCGGCAAGCTGTTCCTGTTCGGTGGTGGCTTTCTCGTAGGCGGCGGCAAGTTTTGCCAAATCCTGCATGATGTCACGCCCGAACTTGATGCGGTACAGGCGCGGCACGGCGGCGGTTGCCCGCAAGCGGACTTCCTTGCCGTCAATATTGATTGTCTTTTCCATGTTGTTCTCCTATAAGGCGGGTGTTCCACTGGAACACCCGCGCATTCCGGGTCTCACTCTGCCGTGTCGGTGGGCATGGTAACTTTGGTGTACCACGCCTTGCGCACGGCTTCAGTGGCATCGTCGGCGGTATGCGCCTTGATCGTGCCGTCCTTCAGCGGGGACACGGTAAGGGAGGAACTCTGGGTGTCCGGCTCGGTGCTGTCGTTCTTGGTGTTGCCGGTAATGCCGGGGCGGGTGCCGGAGCAGTTGTACAACACGTACTTGCGCCCGGTGATGTCGCCGTCCACCTCAAACAGCAGGGCAAAGTTGCTGGCGGCAGCGTTGGCGTTCTCGACGATCAGGCCGTTCTTGCTTTTCGTCATGCCCCAAATGTCGGTCAGCATGGATTCCGGGAACATTGCCACTTCCAGATCGCCGGAATAGCCGTTGTTGGACTGGCAGACGTAGTAGACAACACCGTCCGCGTAGAACTTGGAAACGTCACCCTCAGCGTCAAGGCTAAGGGAAACCGCACCGGGCACGGCAACCGGGGTTGCAAAGGTAACAGCGCCGTCATCGCTGGCGGTCTGCTTTGCGTAGTGTACGTTTTTCAGGTTGAACAAAACTTTATCTTTAGGCATTTTTACACCTCAATTTCATAGATGACGTATTGCATTTGTTCATCGTCAATATAGATTTCTTCGGACTTACTGTAAAAGATTCCGGCGGCAGTCAGGGCGGTTTCCAGCTGCTGTTCTGCGCCGGGGTCTTTTTCAGCTGTGTACAGTTCCAGCGCGTAGCGGGTCTTTTTGGTGTACACAACACCGTCTGCCGCAAAAGTGGTATCGCGTTCAAAATAGAACACGCCAAAGGGCAGCGCGTGACCGTTTTTCCATGCACGGTAAGCGAACGGCAGCCCGCTGGAATCCAAAACGGTTTTTAATTCTGCTTGGGTCAGCTGTAAGACCTCCGTTTCATCTTTTTATTGCATAGATCGTGCTTTTCTGCTATGCTGTAAGTAATAAATGCGAAAGGGTGTTCACTATGCGGCAATGTAAACGGTGCGGGCGAAAAGGATTGTTTTTCTTTATGACGAAAGATTCCCTGTGCATGAAGTGTAATAGAGAAGTCGAGCGTCAAAAAAAAGAAGAAGAAAAGGCGCTTAAAATAAAGATGCAGGAAATGGCAGAAAAGCGCCGCGCAGAGGAAGAAGCAGAACGGCAGAAACACACTGCATTACGAAAAGAAGAATGGAACCAGCGCCGCGCAGGCATCGCAGCCTTCGATGATGTGCCGCGCGTTCAGATAGGCACAGACGGGAAAAAGCAAAAGGCACAGGCCGTTTCTTTCTTGAAAGAACTTACTTATTCTCGTGTTACGGCAAAGAGCGACCCCGCAAAATTCGGTGATTTTGTCGTTTTGGACACCGAAACAACGGGATTATCCTGCACAAAGGATGCCGTGCTGGAAGTTGCGGCAATCAAAGTAAAGAATTACGAATTTGTTGAGGTATTCCATACAATGATTACCCCCCCCCGCAGAAACTTTCAACGGATTCTGCGCGTGAAGCAATGTCTGTCAATGGCATAACACCAGAAATGTTAGAGGGTGCGCCGATGCTGTACCAGATCATCCCGTCACTGCAAGAGTTCATCGGGGATATGCCGCTTCTCGGTCACAATCTGGAATTTGATTTGAAATTCCTGTGCCGTGCGGGTTTGAATGTTACAGAGCCAAAACGAAAATTCTTTGATACTTATGTAATGGCTGGGCGCTCGCTCAAAAAGCCAAAGTGGGAGTATGACAAGGAAATTGGTGCATACGCTCCCAACTATGACAAAAACTACGATGTCGAGAATTACAAGTTGGAAACACTGTGTAATTATTTCGGCATTGACAGAATGGATGCTCACCGTGCGTTGGGGGACTGTGTAGACACTGCGCAGCTATTCCGCGCTTTTATCGAAGAAAAAGTTGAAATATACGGTGCGCATTTTTAACGCTTGAAGCGTTGCACGACCTCTTGCGTTATCATCCCTTCAAGTTTTCGTTCCTCTGGTTCAACATGCGGCAGGGCTTTGGTTCTGCCGCCATTTTTCTTTGCGTGCCCATGTTCCAGCAGATGCACAAGGCCGGGTTTCTTTTTGTTGTGAATCGCAACGCGGATTGTCGAATTGCTTTCATACAGCACAGAAACATCCCAGCCCGTGCGATAGTGACCGCCCTTCGTTCCTTTCTTGTGCCGTCTGTACGGACTTGTAACTTTTAAATCCGCCGCAGCCGTTTTTGCACATTCAAGGCAGGCAGCTTTCATATCATCTGCCACTTCCTGCTTGTAGGTTTGCAGTTCCTTGACAATGACATCTGCCAGTTCGTCCGGTTTGACCTTAATCGTGCCGCTCATGTGATGCCCCTTTTGGTTGCCGCGTACAGTTCCAGCGTGTCAGGGTCAGCCTGATAGGTGCGGTAAATCAGCTTCCTTTTGCCGTCCACCATGGCGTATTTCTCGCCGCTGTAATCCCACGGGTGCAGCACGAATTTCTGTACATTGCTGTACCCGTGGGAACCGGCGGTAAAGGATTCTTCCCGGCTCACGCTCTTAATGTCGCCGTACACCGTCACGCGGCCCGTCTCGGTTTCGGTCTGCCTGCCGATTTCATCGGTGCCGGAATCGTCCGTTGTAATCAGAATAATTTCATCACTGAAATACACGGGTCAATCCTCCAAATACTCCCCGGACAGGCTTAAACTGACCGCAAGGCTTTCATAGCTTTTCTGGAATTTGTCGGCATCGCTGCCGCCGTATCCGAAATTTGCCTTGCAGTACATTTTGACGGCCTGCTTGATAAGCGGGTCATTGTCTGCCGCCTTGATGCCGCGCCGCCGCAAGTCCTGCTTGGCCGCGTCAATCAACCCTTGCAGTTCCGCATCGAACGCGGTATTGTCGCTGCGGATGCGCAGCCATTGTTTCACAAGGTCAAGCACGATTTACACCTCGCAGGTTAAGAGCCGTCGGCCTTTGCGGTTTCGCCCTTCTTGATGATGATGACGCCGTTCGGGTCAAGCAACTTGCCATCGCAGATGTGCAGCACCTTGGTTTTGACGGTGTTATCGTCGTGATCCATCCACTTGACGGCGGCAAACTGACCGTTGCTGTTCTCGGCGTAGTCACTGGGGTTGAAGTACACGGCAATGACATCATCCTTGGCGGCGGCATCGAAGTTGGCGATGATGTCATCCTCGACGGTCTCCACAGGTTTGCCGCAGAAGCGGTACGTCTCTCCGCCGTCGATGCCGTAGTTCACACGCCCGATGGGCTGGCCGTTCTTATCGACCATGCCGTCAATGTAGCCATCAAACGTGCCCTGCGCCATGACAAACTCACCCTTGCGGTACGCCTTGGGAATCTTGGCGATGACCTTCTTGTTCCATGCGGAATAGTCGCCGATCTCATCAGGGGAAAGAACGACAACATTCTTGGTGGGCACGCGGCTGTCCTTGGTGATGCCACGGAACTGCCCGCTGCCGGTACCGGAAATGATGGCCTTTTCCTTCGCGGCAACGATAGCTTCCACAGCCAGCGGCACAAACATCTGCTGGAACTCATCGAAGGTGACGATGGACGCAAGCAGGGTCTGTGCGATTTTGCATTCCAGACCGTAGTAGCTGAAGGAAACCTTCGTGTTGGCGGTCAGCTTCTGATCATCGCTGGACTTGCTCTCGCCAATCCAGTTGGCGGTAGGCTTCAAGGTCAGAATCGGGAACTCGACACCGCCCTGCACATTCAGCTTGCGGATTTTGGCGTACAGGTTGCCGTAAGACTTCATTTCGCGGATGATCTCGCGGGTGATCGTGGTGGGAATGACCGCGCTCGCGTCGGTGGTGGTCGTGGTAGCGGCCACATTCAGCATCGGGGCCACGCTGGCGCGCAGATCGGCGGGAATCTCGGTGCCGCGGCAGACGAAGTTCATAAACGCCGTGCGGTACTCGTTCGTCTCGCTGGGGTCGGTATGGGCGGTCTGGCCGCCGAAGTTGTTGATCGTGACCATCTGCGGGGCAGCGTTGGTCTGGGCGGGGGTCACATCGGGCAGGTTGTAACTGCGGTTGCCGTTTTCCAGCGCGGCCAGATTCGCGCGGGCCTGCGCGGCAGCTTCATAATCCGCGTCAAGCTGGTTGATCTCATCGCGGCAGCGGTTGGAAGTCTCGATGTCGCCCGCGTCGATGGCGGCGCGCATATCGTTCAGCAGTTTGGTGCGCTGGGCATTGTACTGTTCTTTCGTCATCATGTTAGACAACTCCTTTTTTGATAAGATTTTCATAATCGGTTTTGGCCTGCGCCAAAGCAGCGGCGTTTTGATCGCGGAACATGGCAAGCGTTTTCTGTACAACGCTTTCGGGCAGCAGACCGGGCGCGTCAGCAGCTACAAGTTCGCCGCCCATGACCTCATCCACAAGGCCAAGTTCCACGGCGCGGCGGGCATCAACCCATGTTTCCGCGTCCATCATGGCGCGGATTTCATCGCGGGTTTTCCCGGTCTTGCGCATATAGGCGTTGGCAAGCGCATCACAGGCAATGTCGAGTCGATCTCCTGCGCGGTGCAGTGCGCGGTAGTCGCCGTCGGCACTGCTGTACACATTATGAATCATCATCTGACCCACGGGGGAAATCATGCTGTGCCCAGCCATTGCAATGACGCTGGCGGCGCTGGCGGCGTAGATGATCTTGATATTGACCTCGCCGGGATACTCGCACAAGGCTGTGTAAATGTCCGTCCCGGCATGAACATAACCGCCGCCGGAATTGATGTACACTTCAATGGGCTGTCCGTTTGCGGCGGCAAGGGCATCCGCAACGTCTTTCGGCGTGGTGGATTCCATGTCAAACCAGTCGTAGACGCGCTTATAATCCTGCGGGATAATCACGCCTTTTACGTTTACTCTCATTCGGTTTCACCTCCCGACTTCGTTTGTTTTACGGGCGCGGTGTCAAGACGGCGGATGGGTTCGTCACCGCCTGCCACAGGGGCAAGGCCAAAGACAGCGCGCCACTCGTTGGGCAGCATAGCGCCACGGTCAACCATGGATTCAAGGGAAAGTTTCGTGCTCATGCTGGCGTATTGCAGATTTGAACTTTCCAGATACAGCTTGTTCCCGAATGCGCGCTGCCGACGGTTCCACAGTTTGCGTGTGTGCTCGGCAGCGATTTGCAGCAGATCGGGTTCAACTTGGGCTTCGTAGTAGCTTATCCACTCATTTTCCGAAAAAGAGGATCTCACGATTTTTTCGTTTGTGTTGAAGAAGCTGTACAGCCGCGTGATGTTGTTTTGACTTTGCAGGGCGTTTGGCACATAGTCGTGCGGCTCCAACTGCACGGCATCGGCCTTTACGTCCGTACCTGCAACGCCTGTGCTGTTGTTGTTATCAAGGAAAGCATCGGCAAAGTCCTTTGTCTGCTTCTTGATGTCCTCCGGGCGCATACCGCTGGATGTGAATTTCAGCAGCCATCGGATGACCGCGCCGTTGCGAACAGCGTTGATGATGCTGCGGTCAGTCGTGCCGATGACTTCCATGACGCTTTGAAGCGCAGGGCCGGGCGGCGTGCCGAACACGTCATTTTCGTTGTAATCGTTGCGCAGATGGATAACGTCGGTATAGGCAAATGTCCATGTGCTGCCGTTCGGCAACCAGAATTGCAGCAGCAGTTCGCCCGCTTTGTTATAGAGGGCCTGCACACTGCTGGCGACGATGGGAAACAGTGCAACGGGGAAACCGTTGTCATCGCGCTGGATAAGCGCAAACGCATTGTTGTTCAAGATCAACTGCGTTTCCATTTTCTCCGCGTACATCTGCCACGTCATGTACTGGTTCGGTTCTTCCAGCAGCAGACGAATGTAGGGGTCTGGGTTCGTCTGCGTGTTGGTTTTGCCGTCTGGGCCGATGGTCGTTCGGATGTGGCGCGGTGTGGCCTTGCCCACGGCCTTGATTTTCGGGCGGATGCAGGCGCGCACGATGTCGCTTTTGTACAGGTTCCCGTCGTAGACATACAGACCGTTGCCTGTCTCCGTTACCATCTTGACTTGTGCTGCGGTGGGACTGCGGGCGACAGCCGCGCGCAACCGTTGAAAAATTCCCATGTGGGCATCCTCCGATCAAATCATAGTTTTGTAATCATCCTGTCTGTCTTGGAATACTACGAAAGCATCCAGCAGAGCGGCCAGACCGTCAATGCGCTTGCGCGCCTTGCTGGTTTTGTTCGGCTTGATGTTGCCGTTTTTATCTTCCACAATGCCCGTGTTGGCAAGGCACCATTTCAAGACAGGGTTATTGTTGTAAATGATAAGTTTGCTATCAAAATCAGCACCTAACTGCTTCATGGGTAGCGACAGTGTTTTCATGGTCTGCTGCACGGGTACGAACACGCCCTTGCCGAAGGTGTCCTGCATTTCGTCTACCCAGTAGCTTGCAGACCATGCGTCATAGCCGCCACAATAGATATAGCAGTCAAGTTCGTTCTGTACTTCAAGGAACCATTCCGTGACATCTTTCTGCCGGACTTTGTTGCCCTCACAGGTACGCAGATAGCCTTGTTCTTTCCACAGGTCGTAGGGAATACGATCTTCCCGCACGCGGCGTTCAAGCAGTTCTTCGGGCAACCAGAACATACACAGGACATAGATGTGCGGGTCGCCCGGAACCATGAATATAACGACAGCAGCGGTAAGGTCGGTAGTGCTGGAAAAGTCCGCGCCGCCGATGCCATACCGTGGGCGAAGCTGGCGCACGTCGAATGTGGCGGTGTTGTTCAACTGCTCAAAAGTCAGCCATGCTTCGCCGATAGTTTCGGGAATGTTGAAATCCTTGCAAAGCAGGTTCTTCACAAGTTTCGGGTTTGCAATGGCTTTCTGCACCTTGGCCCGCAACTGCTCCACAGACTTGATCGTACCTAAGCCGGGGTTTGCCTTGGCCCAGCAGCTTTCGTCTGTCCATTCCTTGCGGCTGTCCAGTTCGTAGATGATGGGCAGGAAGTGTTCGTTTTTATAGCCGTTGTCGTCATAAAAACCGTTTATGACATTTTCGGCTTCTTGGTACAGATCATCGTACAGACCTTCGCGCACCGTGCCTGCCGTCGTGGTTTCAAAGATCATCGGCTGTTCACGGGCGGTCACGCCGTCAACAATAACGTCATACAGGGCGCGCATAGGCGGTGCCCATGCGTGAATTTCGTCCAGCAGACCGCCGTGAACATTCAAGCCGTCCTGCGTGTCGCTGTCGTGGCCCAGGGGCTTGTATACACTGTCGTTGAAGTCGGAAACCATTTCAGCGACAAGCGGCTTGATTTTTCCGTTCGGTGTTTTGCGCGTCCAGTGCAGCACAGGCGACTTGCAGACCATGCGGCGGGCTTCCTGCCAGATGATCTTTGCCTGATCTTTTTTGGTGGCGACGGCGTAGATTTCCGCGCCGGGTTCACCGTCTGCAACCATCAAATACAGGCCGATGGCCGCAGACAATGTTGACTTGCCGTTTTTTCGGGCGACGACAAGCAGGACTTCCCGATACTTTCGCGTTCCGTCAATGACATGGACGAATCCGAACATGGCGGCGACAAGCGCTTTTTGCCACAGTTCAAGGATGAACGGCTTGCCGCCCGCTTTGCCTTTGCTATGGCGGCAGTAGTTTTCGATGAACTCTATTGCATGGTTGGCGCGCTTGGCTTTGTAGGCATAATCGCCGCAGCCGTTGACGACATCCTGCGCAAGTTTGCGGTATACCGTGGCAACCTTTTTACTGACAACAACCTGTCCGTTTTCAATGGCAGCGTTGTATTCAAGTATCGGGTTGTAGGTCAGTGGATAGCGAATCAATCCGCATCACGTCCCGCAACGAAACTGTCAAACTGATCGCCCGCGTCAGTGGTGGGCGGCGGTGCGGTAGCCTTGGGCAGCAAGTCGGTCAGCTTGGAAAGCAGTGTCGCATAATTCTTGATGGTGGTATTGTAGCTTTTCAGTGCAGGATTTTCGCGCAGCATGGATTGTTCACCCTGCACGAAGAAATCCAGTGGGCCGATTTCGTCGGCCTTATTCTTCAAGGTGTCCAGCATCCCGGACATCCAGATCAGTTCCGACACGACGTTGCTTGCAAGCGCGCGGCGTTCTTCCGGCACAGATTCAATCGTAGATTTCAATTCCTTTTCGGTCAGAATCCGAATCGGCTGGTTCTTCTTCCGTGCCATTGCACGCCCTCCCTTGCAAAAAAATAAAGGGCCGCAAACCGCCGACATCCATCGACAGTTTACGGCCCCACTCGGCCCTTAGTGCAGACCATTTACTGCACCGCGCTTTTTTTCACTTTTCGCCGCACTTCCAAAACGATGATTTCACCGTTCTTTCGGCGCTTGATCTCGGCTGTGTTGCCATGTTCCAGTATGGCGCGCACAGCTTCAATTACATCGTCTGGCAACGTCCGTTCACCTCCGCCCGGATTCCTGCAAAACAGGAACAAATCTGTTTCATCTGTCAAGACCCCCCGGTCATGTGAAAATAACCTGTGTGTTCTTTGTGACTCACTCCCTCGGTTCTATGGCAAACCGGGCTAGGGCCTGCCTAGGGGGGAGTAGCACCGCTGGCGTTGGCCTTGTCCGCTGGCTGCGGCTGGCCGTTTTCGTCAAAGTAGTAAAGATTTCCACCGTCATTTTCAATTTTGTTGTGGCAACCGTGGCAGACATACAGGAAGTTCGCCGGATTCAAAGCAATGTCCGGGTCTGTGATGTTCTCCGGCGTCAGCCATACTTTGTGATGGACGATGTAGCCGGGCGCATCTCTGCACATCTGACACAAGCCGCCGTCAATTTTGACGCGGGAAGCGACGAACGCCGCGCGGCACTTGCGCCACTTTTTTGATTTGTAAAACGCTTTCGAAAATGCCTGTGCCATAGTTCACCGTTGGTGTTCCAGTGGAGCACGAAGCAATCCGCCGGGGATTGTGTAGTAATAGAATAGTTACTGCTGTGTGATGTGTAGCGGAATCGAACCGCCGCGCTGTGCGCCATACCTTGCACACCATATAATCCCGGATTGCCCGCCGGGCCGGGTGTCTCCATAGAATAGGAGGAAGAAAGGCCGTCAGTGTTCCCAACCGACAATTCCACTATAGCACACTCGAAATCGCTTATCTGGCCAACATTATGAACAAACTGTAAACTTTAGCGCTTAGGGCTTGCATCTGGAATAAGGCCAGCTTCAAGGGCTAGTGTGTAGCAGTATTCGCGCTTGTAGCGGCGGAAAGTCTTTTCGCTGATATTCAAGTCGAACTGCCGCAGCAGAGTTGCGACGCTGGGTCTGCGCGGGTGCTTGACGTTCACCTTGATGGCAGCGGCCAGACGGTGCGCTTCGTCCTGCTGGCCCGCCGGGTATTTGTCGAAGATCATCTGTTCCGCAGTGCACAGGGCTGAAAGATACGGTTCCGTTTTGGCCCCCTGTACCAGCCCTGCGCAGACCTTGACGATACCGGGCGGCAGGGTGTAGCGGTTCATGGTTCACGCTCCTTGCACTCGTCATAATCTTCATCATCTGGAATTTCGTCGGGCAATTCCCAGAGTTCACATATTCCGTCCCCACGCTGGAACATCGGGTAATTATGCATCCGGCTTTCCTGATTGGTGCATTCGCCTTTCCAGTATTTGCATCTTCCACAGCGCGGATAGTCGTTTATCAGCATGGTCACACCCCCAACTTAGCACCGCAATCAGCGCAGTAGTTCAGACGAAACGCCGACGCTCTAAATTCTGTGTCATTCATCATCGTTTACCTCTTTTTGTGGCGCAGGCAGTGGCCGCCAACGGGTGACATTCTGCAAAAGGCAATAATCACCCGTCCGCTATTCTTTCCTAATTGCATCGTAAAACCCAACTGTAACACCATATGGATCACAGCACACCTCTACACGCCTGTTGTGCGGTGGCTGTTCGGTGGCGGCTCTCCATGGTGGTTCTTTTATGATTGGCTCTCTTATGGCTATGGTGCGGGCGTGGGAGATTTCTTCAAGGATGTTCGCAGCATGGCAGGAATAGCATCTGTCAGGGCTGTCTTTGTATGTACAATAATAGCAGATTTTCCCTTTGATAGCTCTTTCAAGTTTATTTGCGTCGATCAGCCGTATCATTATTTTTCACCCTCTCGAAATAGAATTTGATGCTCTTTTCGTTCGGCAGGACATTCCCATAAACAACGCCGATTTTGAAGATATAGTTTTCTTGCAATTTTAGCGGAATTTCCGCAATATACCGTCGGAACGTTTCAAGGTCGTGGGCGCGTTTGTAATGGTTGCACATACGGCAGGACGGCATAAGGTTTTCAATGTCGTCCGTGCCGGAATCCTCTGGGTTCCACGCCCTCTGTGGCTTGAAGTGGTCTACCTGCATATCGTTGTAGGCGATGTGGCGGCCACAGTAAGCGCAATGACCGTCAAATTTCTTGTACACCGCAACGCGGGTCTTTTTGCTGATTGACACGGCTACACATCCCTTCTATCTTCGCAAAATTCTTTTGCTGGGCAAAAATGGCACTCTTCGACATGTTCAAGACAAGTAAAGCCAAAATATTTAACCATGTTTATTCTGTCCTGCGGGTCGCACCAGTCCATTTCGGTTTTTCCGGGTGTGTAGAATTGGTCAGCGCCGGGCTGACGGTGTACTTCCTGTCTCTTATACACATCTCCGAGCCCACGAGACTAGGCATGATCTCG